AGCAAGTCACAAGGGTCAGGGTGGGCGAATTGCCAGAGCCCGATGGTAGGCCGGAAGATTGGCTGCAAGTCTGGCAAGCGCGGTGCGACGGGACGGCTCCGGGAGGCACGTAGCGTAGGCGTCACTGTGGATAACTTCCGCGGTAATGGCTGCGCTATGCTCAAAGACTCACCAAGAGGCAAACCATGAATCAAGACCTTATCGACGCAATCAAGAAACTGACGGTGGCCACAACGAAGCTGACCATCGTGGTGCAGGGGCTTTTGACTTTAGAAGAATCAAAAAAAACGCCTTTGACCTTGGAAGTTGGAAGTGCGCCTTTGGGTCCGCGCCGGCCAGACAGGTACGACGAAGCGAACGCCAGGATCGAGCGGATCAACGCCGAGCAGACCAACCCTGAAAAGCTGACCTTCGAGCAGCGCCTGCAGAAGCTGGAACGGGAACAAGCATGAGCCGAATGTTCAGACTGACCGAGGAGCAGTATGCCGATCTGGTAAAAAGCAGGAAAGCATTCGGCGCCAAAGCGCCGGCAACGAACCAGGGTGGATCGCAAACCTTGGCACCAATAGGTCAGACGGAACCTAAAGCGATCGCCGTGAGCCGCGGCAAATATCCGTCAGGCCAAGAACCCGCCAAGGCACCACCAGGCCCGAGCCAGATCCACATCCGCATGCGCCAGCAGATCCAGCAAGCAGGACTGCCACCGCCGATCGAGGAGTACTACCACATCAAGGGCCGTGACTTCCGGCTGGACTTCGCCTGGCCGGACCGCAAGATCGGGGTGGAAGTCCAGGGCATGGCGCACCGAATCAAGGGAAAGTTCCACGCCGACATCGAGAAGCGAGCGCTTGCCATGCTGCAGGGCTGGAGGATTTTGGAAGTAAGCGGAGACACGGTACGCGACGAACGCGGGATTGGGTGGCTGAAACAGTTACTGGAGATTGAAAGATGACAGAACGAGACAAACTGATTGCGCAGGCAGAGGCGCTTGAGCATGAGGCAGAAGCATTGGAACCAGCCCCTAACGCAATGCTGCAAGCCCTCGGGGTAATGCGTGCATTGAGGCAGGGAGCCGCAAGATACCGCGCCCTCGCCGCGCAGCAGCCGGAGGCGGTGGAGCATCCGCTTGATGGCCAGAAATGCGAGCACGGCTATCCGCTCAGTGCGCCAAGTTGCCCGCTTTGTGGTGGTCGCCCAATGCACAATGCGCGGAAGAATACAAGTTGATGCAGAAAGTCATTGCACTGGAAAGCCAACTCGCCACCGTCACGGCAGAGCGGGATGCGCTCCAAGAATCAAACCGCCAAGAGTCAGCAGCAATGGCGCTGTTGCTTGAGCGCGAATGCAAAGACGGTGACAGGCTGGCCGAGGCATTGGGAGTTCCGCGCACAGAAGGTGGGTCGTTGCAGGTGCTGCGCATGCTCAATGCGATTGATGCGCTCCGGGTGGATGCGGAGAAGCGCGGAAAAGAGGATGGCATCAAGTTAGGAAAATTTCGCGCTTGGGTCGAATTGCTGGTTCGTTTCAGTGACAAGGATCGGCAACACATTGCGACATTGCTGGCACATGATTGGAGCCTGTCATCTGTAGAAATGCAATCGCGTCACGGCGAAAAGCCGAAGCGCATCACAGCGACGAAAGACATTCAGCACGCTATTGAATCATACGCAAAGATCAAAGCCGCCGCCATCGACGCAACAAGGGCCAAATGACTGAATCCCTCACCCTGGACAATCTGCCATGATGCACGGAAAAACTCCAACCAAGGCCGAGAAGGCATGGATGGACAAGATCGTCCGACTGGGGTGCATTGTCTGCAGTATCCAGGGCCGAGGCTGGGTGCCATGTCTGCCCCACCACATGCTCAACGAGTCGGGCCACCGGATCGGCCACCTGTTCACCATCCCACTCTGCGACCCGGGCCACCACCAGGGAGCGCCAAAGAACAGCGGAGAGGTAAGCAGGCACCCAAATAAAGCACGGTTTGAGGCACAATACGGAACAGAGGAATACCTGCTGGAAGTCACCCAGCGGGCTGTGGAGGAGCACATCAAGTGAGAGTTCTGATAACCGGCGGGTCGGGATTTTTGGGGCGCCACCTAGCGCGCAAGCTGCTCGATCGCGGCGACACGGTGTGCATCTACTCCAGGGACGAAGTCAAGCAGGCCAACATGATGGCCGACTTCCGGGAGCATCCGAACCTGCGCATGTTCATTGGCGACATCAGGGATGCTGGAAGGGTTCAGCGCGCGACCAGAGGCTGCGACGTGGTGATCGCAGCAGCAGCGCTCAAGCGAATCGAGACAGGCTTCTACAACCCATCCGAGATGGTGGCGACCAACATCTACGGAACCCAGAACTGCATCGATTCTGCTGCAGCAGAGAAGGTGCAGCGGTTCATCTTCATATCCAGCGACAAAGCGTACCAGCCGATCAGTCCGTATGGCCAATCCAAGGCGCTGGCAGAGAGCCTGGTGCTGAACGCGAACCACGTATATGGATTGATGGGGCCCGGGTACAAGGCCGTGAGATATGGGAACATCTCGGCATCGACTGGATCGGTGATACCGCGCTGGCGCAAGATACTCGAAACCAGCAATACCGTGCCGGTCACCGACCCAGACGCCACCAGGTTCTGGATGCTGGTCTCAGAGGCCGTCGACTTTGTGCTGCAGGCCGTCGACCAGGTAACGGATGACCTGCACATCCCGGCCAAGCTGCCGGCCTACCGGGTGGCTGACCTTGCCCATGCTATGGGCGCAGAGCACATGCAGATCATGGGCCTGCCGAGATGGGAAAAGAAGCATGAAGGCATGGCCGACGGGAACACCAGCGACAAGGCCAGGCGCATGACCGTCGAGGAGTTGCGGAAAGCGCTGGAAAGCGTATGATTCAACTGCTGGTCCGGGGAGCCGGGGCAAGCGCGAAGCGCCACATCGCTGAGCGGCCAGCACACTCACTCAAATGCTATGTGGAGCACATCATGAAAAAACGCCCAGACGGAACCGGCGCGGTGACCAAGGCGGGATATATTTCAATATCCAACGGCACCGGGAAATTCATCTACGAACATGTTCGCGTAGCCGAGGCCGCGATCGGTAGACAATTGCCTTTAGGGGCGCAGGTTCACCACGTTGATGGAAATCCAGCGAACAATACAAAGACCAACCTGGTGATTTGCCCAGACCAAAAATATCATGCACTGTTGCATAGAAGGACGCGAGCATATGATGCTTGCGGCAATGCCAATTATTTAATCTGCACGTACTGCGGAAAATATGACGATCCGGAAAAGTTGATTTTCAATGGGCAGCGTGCATGGTCTCATTCAGACTGCCGATCTCGTCATCGCAGAAGCATCTACCAAGAGAGGAAAGCAAATGGCAAATCCGTTTGATGTTGTTCGACAATTTGAGCGTGCCGTTGCTGAATACACTGGTGCGCCGTTCGTTGTGGCAACCACATCATGCACGATGGCAATACTTCTGGCATGCGCATGGTTTTATCGGTGCGGGGAAAGGCGCGGCATTACGATGCCACGGTATTCGTACATCGGGGTACCTCAATCGATCATCCACGCCGGGTTCAAGGTTGACTTCAGGGAGGAGTATTGGTTCGGAGAATACAGGCTTGATCCGATACCCGTATGGGATTCTGCGCGCATGTTCACCAGCGGTATGTATCGCAAAGGGCAAATGCAATGCACAAGCCACCATTGGTCCAAAATCTTGGGGGTGAGCCAGATGGGCTGTATTTTGCACGACAACCAGATGGCAGATGACTGGTTGCGCAGAGCGCGATTCGATGGCAGAACCGAGGGTGTCAATGCAAAGGTTGACCGGATTCAGGACATTGGCTGGCATGCTTATGTCTCGCCAGAAGTGGCCGCTGCCGGCCTTGTGAGACTTGCCAACCTGCCAAAGCACAACGACCCGCTGCCATGGGGCCCAGGCACCAACAGCGACTACCCTGACCTCAGCCAGATGGAGTGCTTCAAGTGAGCGCGCCGGAATTGGACGCGGAATTCTTACCCGCCGGGTTGGCGGAAAGAATTTCAACCGAGGTAAAGGGACGCCACTACCTGTTGATTGTGGCCGATGAAGATCAGGACATGCACACAATCAGTACCATGCCGCATAGCGGTACCTTGGTCATTCTCGGAATGCTGCTTGCCCACATGGGGCAGCATGTTGCTCAAGAGGAAAATGTACGCGGAGGAATGCCGCAATGATCGGCGAAGCCAAGGAACTCGAAGTCGGGATGGAGCAGGGCAAGGCCATCATCAAGCACAAGATGCCCAACGGCGACCTGATCTACAGCCTGCACGACCCCGAGAACGCGCTGACGATCGCCGACGCGATCGGCAAGGCCAGCTACCAGGCCAAATACGGCAAGCCCCGGGACCAGGTGATCACCCTGTCCGACCAGGTGGTCGAGCGCAAGCGCATCAAGCTGGTGAACCGCTGCAATATCATGGTGGCCAGCATGCTCAGGGACGGCAAGCCGAACGAGGAGATCGTGACCAGACTGGTCGATGCGTGCCTGGCGGAAGTGCTGTGAACGTCGCCATCATTCCAGCACGATCGGGCAGCAAGCGCATACCCGGGAAGAACATCAGGGACTTCCACGGCAAGCCCATCATCGCCTACAGCATCGAGGCCGCCAGGAAGTCCGGGCTCTTCGACCACATCATCGTCAGCACCGACAGCCAGGAGATCAGCGCCGTGGCAAGAGCCTACCGGGCCCAGGTGCTCAAGCGCCCAGACCACCTGGCCGGCGACCACCCGGGAACCCAGGAAGTCATGCAGCACGCGCTCGAGGTACTGGACAGCGGCGACCACCCGCTCAAGCCAGACCTGGCCTGCTGCATATACCCCTGCGCCCCCATGCTGGACTACCGCGACCTGCAACTGGCCGAGATGATGCTCAAGAGTCCGGAGCTTCACAGACCGTGGTACGTGGTGCCAGTGGCCGAATGGCTGCAGGATCCCGGCCAGTTCTACTTCGGCGCCGCCCACGCCTTCCGCAACGGCAGCCCGCTGATCAGCGACCGCACCAGGATGATCCAGATCGACCCCCGCCGAGCCATCGACATAAATGTCGAGAAGGACTGGAAACTGGCCGAAACCATGTACAAGGACCTGAACAAATGAACCAGCAGGCAGACCACTGGGCCGGCGACGCCGGCAAAGACTACGCAGCCAGAAGCCCTGGCAACCTCAAAGCCAGCAAGGAAATGTTCCGGCGCGCATTCATGACGCTCCCGAGATACCCGGAAAGCGTGATCGAGTTTGGCGCCGGCATGGGCACCAACCTGCAGGCGATCGGGGAACTTGACAAACGGGTACACCGCACAGGCGTCGAGATCAACCAGGACACCTGCCTGCACCTCTCCGAGCACTGCGAAAGCATGATCTGCAGCCCGCTCCAAGCCCTGAAACCACTGCCGCCAGCCGACCTGACGTACACCAGGGGAGTGCTGATACACATACCAGAGCCGGGCCTGAACCACGTACTGGCCCTGCTCTACTACTCGAGCAACCGCTGGATCATGGTGGCCGAGTACTACGCCCCCAAGCGCACCATGATCCCGTACCGCGGGCAGGACAACCTGCTCTGGAAGGATGACTTTGCCGGCCGGATGCTGGATACTTATCCTAACCTGCGGCTGGTCGACTACGGATTCGTGTACCACCGCGACCCGCACGCGCCGCAGGATGATGTGACATGGTTTTTGATGGAAAAGACCTGACTTCTGAGGAGGAGCCATGCAATTCAAACGCTGCACCAAGTGCCTTATACCCAACACCAGACCTGACACCCACTTCAACGACGATGGGGTATGCAGCGCCTGCACCAGCTACGCCGCCCGCCAGCACATCGACTGGACCACCCGCAAGGCCGCGCTGGAATTCCTGCTCGAGGAGCAACCCTACAACGGCAGCGGATATGACTGCATTGTGCCGAGCTCCGGCGGCAAGGACAGCACCGCCCAGGTACTGAATCTGATTGAGATGGGAGTCCGCCCGCTGGTGGTAACCGCCACCACCTGCCACCTGACCGAGATCGGCCGCAGCAACATCGACAACCTGGCCCGGTTTGCCACCACGATCGAAGTCAGCCCGAACAAGGAAGTCCGGAAGAAGCTGAACCGCCTGGGCCTGACCATGGTCGGCGACATCAGCTACCCCGAGCACGTGAGCATCTTCACCACCCCGTTCAAGATGGCGCTGAAGCTGGGCATCCCCCTGATCATGTACGGCGAGAATCCTCAGCAGGAATACGGCGGCCCACCCGGATCTGAACTGGCTCGGGAGATGACGCGCCGCTGGGTGGCAGAGTTCGGTGGCTTCCTCGGTCTTCGGCCGGACGACCTGATCGGCGCGCAACTGGACGCATGGATCACCAAGGAGGAAATGCAGGACTACCAGCCACCAGACGCTCGAGACATCAGCAGCCACCACGTGCAAGCCCACTTCCTCGGCCACTACCTGCCATGGGACAGCAAGGAAAACGCGCGGATCGCTACCGAGCACGGCATGCGCGCCGTCATGCCAACCGCTGCGAACTGGTGGCTGGCTGAGAACCAGGACAACGCCCAGACCGGGCTGCACGACTATATGATGTACCGAAAATACGGGTACGGCAGGGGCTGCGCCCAGATCAGCGTCGACATCAGGGCCGGCCGAGTTTCACGTGAAACGGCGCTGCAGTGGGTCAAGACGCACGACGGCCTATTCCCTTGGGTCTACATGGGCATAAACTGGGCCAACATGCTGGACCGCATCGGCTTCAACCCGGAGCGCATCTGGACGCTGATGGACAAGTTCACCAACTGGGACATCTTCACCCGGGACCACGTGGACGACACGACTGTGCGCCTGCTGAATGATGAGTGACGAAGCCTGGTGCGGGTTTGTGTGCGCTGCAATAAAGCGCGGTGATATTGCCGAGGCAGCAGTGCTGATGCGTATCTGGGCAGACGCGAAAGAAAAGGCCGCGTGATGCTGGCCAAGCGCATCATCCCCAGCCTGCTGCACCACGGCACCGTGCTCATCAAGGGGCAGCGCTTCGATGGCTGGCGATCTGTTGGGCATGTCCAGCAGGCAGCGCGGATCCACGCAGCAAGGGGAGTCGACGAGCTGCTGATACTGGACATTGGTGCCAGCAAGGAATGCCGCGGCCCGAACATCGACCTGATCCGGCAACTCACCGACAACAACTTCATCCCGGTAACCGTCGGCGGTGGCATCACCTGCGTGGAAGAAGTCAAGGCAGTCCTGAACGCCGGCGCCGACAAGGTGGCTATAGGCACCGGACTGCGCGATCTGGACGAGATGAAGCTGATCTCGGAGCGGTACGGCAAGCAGGCTCTGGTGGCGCTTGTGGACGTGAATGCGCGCGGCCGGCCTGTTGACTGGCCAGACTTCGAAGCGGCCGTATGGGACTTCACCATGAAGCAGCCAGCCACAAAGATGGGTGTGGTCGAATTCGCCGTCCAGTGCGCTACCTTTGCCGGCGAGATCGTGCTGACTGCCGTGGACCGTGAAGGAACCATGCTGGGATACGACCTAGACCTGATCAGGTTGGTAACCGAGGCCGTAGACATCCCGGTAATAGCCCACGGTGGCTGCAGTGGTTACGAGGACATGCTCAACGCCATCAAGGCAGGGGCAAGTGCCGTGGCCGCCGGCGCCCTGTTCCAATTCACCGATTGCACACCCCGAGGCGCTGCCCTATACTTGGCAGAGCACGGCATCGAAGTACGACTCTGAGGAGAGGATATGCCGCAATGACCGTAACACTGCAGGACGTACGCCAGCACAGCGACGCACTCAAGGTGCTCTGGCAACTGCTCGAGGAGCGCACCCCAGAGGCCAACATCAGCCACGACGGACACCTGCCTGAGTGGACTGATCACCGGGCCCATGTGGAAACCCACGACCACATGGGCTGGTACCTGATCATGGCAGACGGAGTGCCAGTCGGCAGCGTATACATCACCAAGCGCGGCGAGATCGGCATCGCCATCATGAAGGAGCATCACCGCAAAGGGTACGCCAAGGCCGGCATCAGGGCCGTAATGGAAAAACACCCGAGGCCGGAATACCTGGCCAACGTGGCACCGGAGAACCACCGCAGCCATGCGCTCTTCCAGCAACTGGGTGGAGTTATCGTCCAGAGCACGTACCGGGTCAAGCCGTGAAGTGCGAGCACTGCGGTGGACCGGCAAAACCAAGGCACTTCTGGTGGTGCGGGAAATGCTGGAAGATGATATTCGGGGATGAAATCCAACGATAGGAGGCATCATGGCATTCGAACGCGAAGCACGGTACGTGGTTTTGAAAGTGACAGACATCCAACGCGCGACTCTGACGGAAGCGGAGATCGCCGCATTCAACGAGGTGTGCGACAAGGTAGCAAGGTTTCGAGCAAGTCAGGCAAAGCCTGCTTTGGAATGCGTGGTGGTGGAGAGGGACTGGCCTGAATATGAGCCAACCTGGAAGGCGATCGAGGAACGCTGCGCATGACAACAATCGCATGGGATGGCAAGACGCTGGCGGTCGATCGTGGCGGGTGGAATGGACGTCATGTGCGCGAGTATCAAAAGTTGAGTGTGTTCGCCAAGCCCGGAAACGGATGGGATCCGGGCGCCTTCGCATCCACCGGCGACGCTTGCTTCAACGAGGCTATGCGTCAATGGATACAGAGTGGCGGCGACAAACCGCAGCCAGCCGAAGCCAAGGACCTGAACGACGAGTGCGGCCTGTACGTCACCAATGACGGCAAGGCCTTCACCGTGACCGTGCGCGGGGTGCTGCTGCCATGTTTCAGCAAGAAGATCGGCGCAGGTGGTGGAGGACATTTTGCATTGGGCTGCATGGTGGCCGGAAAGACGGCAGAGGAAGCAGTGCAACTTGCGCAAGCGCACACTGACTGCAGCGCATTCGGGATGGATTGTTGGAGTCCAGCATGACGCCCATGATCGTGGCCGAGCTGTCGGCCAACCACAACGGCAGCCTATCCATTGCCCTGAACACCATCACCGCCGCGGCGCGCGCCGGCGCCGATGCCGTCAAGTTCCAGACATGGTCGCCGAAGCTGATGTGCGTCGACCACGGATACGTGATCAAGTCCGGCAAATGGGCAGGCCAGAACCTGAGCGGCTTGTACAACCAGGCATGGACGCCATGGACATGGCACGAGCGGATGTTCGACACGGCCAGGAACCTGGACATCATGCCATTCAGCACCCCGTTCGACCTGCCCAGCTTGGAATTCCTCGAGAAGCTGAACTGCCCCATGTACAAGGTCGCCAGCTTCGAACTGAACGACCACCGCCTGATCAGGGCCATCGCCAGCACCGGCAAGCCCATGATCATGTCCACCGGCATGGCCAACCGCCACGAAGTGGAGATGGCAGCCGCGACCGCGATCGACGCCGGGTGCAAGAACATGACACTGCTCAAGTGCACCAGCGCCTACCCAGCACCCCCAGAGGAAGCCAACCTAGCCACCATGCACGACTACATGCAGTACATGCGCCGGATCGAGCGCAGCGCATGGGGTCTGTCCGACCACACACCAGGATCCACCGTGGCCATCGCCGCGGCCGCGCTCGGCGCCGCGGTGATCGAGAAGCACTTCACGCTGCGCCGCGGCAACGGGCTGGACGATGACTTCAGCATGGAACCGCAGGACTTCAAGACGATGGCATACGCATGCCGTATTGCAGCAAGGGCAGTCGGCAGCGTATCCTACGGCCCAACGGCCAGCGAAAGCCTGGAACTGCGCCGCAGCCTGTACATCCGGCGCGACATGAAACCAGGCGAAACCCTGCAGGAACAGGACATCGTATCCAGCCGGCCGAACCTGGGAGCAGACCCCTACTCGATCGGCGCCTACGTCAACAGGCAGATCACCAAGGAAATCAAGGCCGGCACCCCGCTGACCGTCGACTGCATCACCTGAGGAGAGGAATCATGAGGCCACTTATCATTTACCACGGAAACTGCGCAGACGGCTTTAGTGCCGCATGGTGTTTTTGGCGCAAGTACCGAGATGCCTGCGATTATGTGGCAGGCGTGTACCAGCAAGCTCCGCCCGACGTGACAGGGCGAAGCGTATACCTCGTGGACTTCAGCTACAAGCGCGCGACCGTTCTGGAAATGCTGGAAAAGGCTGAGCATGTGTGCTTGATCGACCACCATAAAACGGCGCTGGAGGACTTGGCCGGCATTGAGTCTGAGAAGTTCAGCACATACACCGACCTTGAGCGCAGCGGCGCGACGCTGGCCTGGGATTTTCTATTCCCCGACGAAGCGCGCCCACTCCTGCTCGGGCACGTTGAGGACCGCGACCTCTGGCGCTTTAAGTTGCCTGGCACGCGCGAGATACAGGCAAACGTGTTCAGCTACGAATATTCATTCGAGTTGTGGGACAAACTCATGAGCGCCAGCCAGGCCGAACTGCTCCAGATGACGGTTGCCGGCGCGGCAATCGAGCGCAAACACCACAAGGACATCGCCGAACTGGTCAAGGTTTGCCGGCGCAGAATGACGATAGCCGGGATTGAGGTGTGGGCCGCGTCGCTCCCATACACGCTCACCTCAGATGCCGGTCATTTGATGGCCGCCGCCGAGCCGTTCGCCGTGTGCTATTGGGATACCGCCGATGGCCGGGTATTTTCCCTGCGCTCACAGGACGAAGGGGCCGACGTAAGCCAGATCGCCAAGCAATACGGCGGCGGCGGCCATGTACATGCGGCAGGATTTAAGGTCCCGCGCGATCACGCGCTGGCCATGTGTTAATCCAGGAGAGAGAAATGGAAGCCAAGACCGTAGCGCCGACCGCCAAACCGCCAAGCGAAACCTCGACCGCGCTGGCCAGCCAACCGCATGCCGTGATCATCACCGCCATGCTCTGGGCGCAACGCAACCGCCTGGACAACTTCGCCATGATCATCCATGACGATGACGTCGAGGCCTTCCGCAAGAGCCTGGAGTACAACGAGCAGAAGCCCAAGCTGATCATCGAGGCCCGGGCTGGCTTCACCGTGGTGCGCATGGCTGACGCAACCACCGGCAATGCCATCATCCAGTCCGAGTCCGACGAACGGGCCCTGGACCGCAAGGAAGCCGCCCAGAAGGTGCGTAATGCAGCGCAGCAAACCCGCGGCATGCTCGACCAGGTAAGGGCAGACGTGGCATCCAACACCATCAGCAACAGCACCATCCTGGATCTGTGCGATCTGGCCGGCACATTGGCCAAGGAGCTGGTTAATTGACCCTACAAAAGAAAGGCCGCGGCCCGCTGCGGGTGGATTACGTCCCGATCGGCAAGGTCAAGCCCAGCAAAAACAACACCAGGACGCACAGCCCAGCCCAGATCGACGCCATCCGCAAGAGCATCGAGGCAGTAGGCTGGACCAAGCCGATCATCGTCGACGACAAGTTCGAGATCCTCGCTGGCCACGGCGCCTACATGGCCGCCCAACAATCCGGCATGACCGAGGTGCCCATCATCCAGCGATCAGGCCTGACGAGCGCCATGCGCCGCGCCTACCGCATCGCCGACAACAAGCTGGCCGAGAAGTCGGAGTGGGACACCGGCATGCTGGCAGCCGAGTTCGCCGAACTGCAGCGCCTTGGTTTCGACATCGGTATGACCGGGTTCGACTCCGCGGAAGTTGACGAAATGATCATGGCGATGGGCGACGGAGCCGGAGCAAAAGATCCGGACGACATACCAGCGATAAACTATGAGGTGGTATCAGTGCGCGGCGATATTTGGCAATGTGGCGCGCACCGTGTGGTGTGCGGTGACTCCACAGATCGAGTCACGTTGGACGCGCTAATGGGTGGAGAACTAGCGGATTTATTGGTGACATCGCCGCCGTATAACGTCGACATCAAATACGCGACGCACAAGGACAAGGGGACGAAAGAGGCATACATAGGTTTTATTAAGTCAGTTGGTCGGGCGTTTGTGCATCACATCAAAGGGGGGCGTTTTGTCGCGTGGAATATTGGCGTCAGTCCAAAAACATACCCGGCCCACCAAGTGGTTGCGCTCGAGGACATCGGCCTATCATTTTATCGGCAGATTGTTTGGGAAAAGAGCGGAGTACCGTACCCTACATTTCAGTCGAGCATGAGAAAGAAGGCGGCAAGGCATTACAAGCCAAACTACAAGCACGAGTTAATCCACTTGTTTGAGCGAGAAATGGAAGTGGAATTGGAGCAGCACCAATGCCCATTGTGCGATGGCGATGGGCATGTTCCTCAATTCGATGCAAATCAAAAACACATACACGAAACGCTAAATCTTTTGTCGGTTGGCGAACCGGAGTATGGAGACAAAATAGTAATCGCCAAAGGCTACGAGCACGATATCTGGAAAATCAATCAAAGTCAGGCGACAGTTGATCTAAAAACAGTGGGCATGCGATCTGGCGGTTTGGAGAAAAACGGCAAGCAATCGCATTGCGTGAAAGAACACCCGGCGGCATTTCCAGTGGAATTGCCGCGCGCAATTATGGGATTTTTAACAGCACCTGGCGAGGTGGTTCTTGACGTTTTTGGCGGTAGTGGATCGACCATGATCGCATGCGAGCAAAAAGGGCGCCGATCTCGTTTGGTGGAGTTCGACCCGCAGTATGTCGACTTGATCGTCAGCCGCTGGCAGGATTACACCGGAAAGCAGGCAACCCATGCCAGCGAAAAGAAAACCTTCGAAGCCATCGCCAAAGCGCGCGGCAAAGGCTGAAACGCCCAAGCGAGGCAAGGGGCGCCCGGAGTTCAAGCCCACCGCCGAGCAGCGCAACATGGTCCAGGTCATGTCCGGGTACGGCATCCCGCAGGACAAGATCGCCGTCCTGATCATCAACCCGGAAACCGGCGCCGGCATCAGCGAAGTAACCCTCCGCAAGGTCTTCCACACAGAGATCCAGACCGGCCTGGCCCAAGCCCAGGTCAAGGTGGTCGGCGCCTTGTTCAAGAACGCCACCGAGAAAGAGAACGTCATCGCCCAGATATTCCTTGCCAAGGCCCGCTATGGGTACCGGGACCGCGACAGCGTCAAGGTCGATATGACGGTCAAGGAGAAGGACGGCGACGAGAACAGCAAGATCGAGCAGGCCCGCCGGGTGGCCTTCGTCCTGGCGCTTGGCGCCCGAGCAGCCAAAGCAGCCAAGGCGCTCTTGTAAAACCCCCTGCCGGGTGCTACCCTAATGGTAAGGAGAAGGGTCAGAATGGGGTATTGCCATGGCAAAAGGTACCGGCCTTCCACCGAACACGATTCTCGCTGCCCCTGACTTCGTCCAGCACGTGTCGCTGGCCTCGAGCGTGGGCCAGGCCTTTGATGTACCGGCCGGCATGGGCATCGTCAACTTCTCATTCCGCGGCGACTTCTCCGTGCGCTACGGCTCGACCGCCGCGGCAAACGTGACCACCTCGTCGACAGCCGCCACAGGCTCCGAGATCAACCCCACCATCCGCGACCTCAGATCGACCGGCAAGACCACTGGAATCTCGGTCATCGCCGACCAGGCCATCCTCGGCACCCTGAGCTGGTACAAGCCGGCATGATCTACCAGCGGGTACGCGGCAGGATAGGTGGCCGCGTGATGAGCGGCCTGAACGGCCAGCACAGTGGCCGCGCCGGCATGTTGAGCGGGGTGGCAGCAGCCATCGCCGGCATGACGCTGAACTGGGCTTCATCCCCAGGCAACCTCCTTCCCCCCGGCTTCTCCCTGACCCGCGCTGGCGATGGCACGTATTGGGATTCCGCTGGACTGCTGCAAACGGCTGCGACTGACGTAGCACGGGGAACGTACCGCTACAACGGCAGCGCGTGGGTGTTCGATGGCACGATTAACGAGGCGGCAGCGACGAACACCTGCTTGCAAAGCGAAGATTTAACGACCACTTGGTCAGTCGGTGCGGGCGTTTCTGTCACAGCCAATGCATACACAGCGCCGGATGGCACGGCGACGATGGACAGAATCAACGCCAGCGCAGGGAATACGCAGCATTACCTGAATATTCTTGCTGGAGTGTCGATTTCTGCTGGCACGACAACTTATTCTTTTTTCCTGCATTACGACAATCACCGTTGGGTGTCGGTTGGCTTCAACGAGGGAACTAATGTTCCATTCGCCAGTTTTGATCTTCTGAACGGGGTTGTTGGGGCTACTGGTTATGTTGTCGGTACTGGAACTATCTCAAGTCGCATAACTCCTGTTGGTGGAAACACATACCGATGTGAGCTGACAAGCACTAGCGCGGCGGGCGCGGCCAGCACGCTGTACATCAGCATGAATACCTCGGATTCCGCGAGTATTCAAACATGGAACGCCGCCGGAACTGAAAAAGTTGGCGCATGGGGCGGTCAAGTCGAAACGGGCGGCACGGCAACTTCTTACATCAAGACCACGACTGCCGCACAAACCCGCAACGCCGACGTACTCACCGCCCCGACTTCCGGCCTGCTGGTCAATGGGCAGGGGTTTGCGGCGATGAAGTTTCGGACGATTGCAGAGGGTACGGTAGGCTCTGGCTTCATGTTCAGCACCTACGCCGGCGGCGCGCAAGCAACGCCCTTGTACTACACGGCTGGCAATGTGACTATTTCAGACGGTACGGTTGGTGGGCTTGCCACTGGTACACCAGTACCAACAGTTGGCAACGTAATCAGCGTTGCTTCGACCTGGAGCGGATCAACTGGCTACCGTATCGGAGTGAATGGTGCCGTGGGATCAGTTGGCTCAGGCGGGTCGGGAATGACACTTGGCGCGAACCTGCGCATAGGCACTTCATACACAGCCGATTTGTTCCCGGTCTCAATGGTTCTCCAATCCCTGCGGCTTGGGGTGCAGACCGTCAACAATAGCCGCCTTGCGAACCCGTTCGCGTAGATGTAGACTTCGGGCTGGAACCTGGCAGGCCGCCGCGACAGCCAGGATAAGAGGATGAGGAAATCGCGTTTTGCCACGGCCTAGCGCCGGACACATTCAAGGAGCCTCATCATGGCAGCTGCTGCAAACGTAAACAACGCCCCCCTGTACCGCTCGCGCGCGCGCACCACCATCTACGGTGACCGCCTGGGCCTCGACGATGACGGCGCCCTGATCGGCCCGTTCGCACTCAAGCTGGGCCTGACCACCCTGGGCACCACGGTCCAGCAGATCCCCGCCCACGGCCTGACCGTGCTCAACGCCGCCGCCGCCAGCACCTACCTGCTCGACCCGCCCATGGTTGGCGTCGAGAAGGTCCTGATGCAGAGCTCGATCGGCACCAGCCACAACATCATCACCGGCACCAGCCTGATCAAGATCATCAGCACCTTCGGCTCGACCCAGCAACGGGTCTGCCTGCAGTCGTCCGGCGACTTTATCCGCCTGATGGGTGTGAGCACCGGCCAGTGGGCTGTGATCGGGCTGACGGCCGGATGCTGCCTGACGACCTGACCTTCAACCACTCCTGAGGAGGAGAAGCATGAAAATAGCCATCATGGGCTCGGCCCCGTCATCCCTGCGCTTGGCGCCGTTCGGCGACCCAACATGGTCCATTTGGGGATGCTCGCCTGGCTTGTTCCCCAACGTGCCGCGCGTCGACGCGTGGTTCGAACTGCACCGCTGGGAACCGCCAGTCATCGGCAACCCGGCCCTGCAAAAGCCCTGGTTCAGCCCGGAGTACGTGCTCTGGATGGCAAAGCAGAAGCTGGTCTGGATGAAGGACAAGGTCCCGGAGATCCCGAACAGCCACCCCTACCCGGAAAGCGAAATACGCCACCTGTTCGGCGACTACTTCTTCACCAGCAGCATCGCCTGGATGCTGGCCATGGCGATCGACCAGATCATCACGGCGCGCGAGGCACGTGAAGCAAGGAACCTCCTGCCGATGGATGGCACCATGAGCGCCGACATCGAACCCGATGCCATCGCCCTCTACGGTGTCGACATGGCGGCCGACGAGGAGTACGGGTACCAAAGGGCAGGCTGCCAGCACTTCGTGAGCCTGGCGCACCTGCTGGATATCCAGATCATCGTCCCGCCGGAATCCGACCTGCTGCGCCCCATGCCAGGATACGGCCTCGCCGAGTCCGACCAGTGGCACATCAAGCTGCTGTCGCGCCACAACGAACTGACCGCCAGGCTGGCGCAATGCGACCACCAACTGGCGCAGCTGACCCAGCAGCGCCACTTCCTGGCAGGAGCCATCAGCGACAACGACTACCACATGAAAACGTGGGGCCAGGATCGGGAAGGTCGTGGCACCAACCCCGGCATCCTGGCGGCAAGCCCGAGGATCCGCGCGCTGGTCAACAAGCAGACGCTGGAACCGAGTGCGGTGGTGGTGCCACCCGCTCTGGAACCCGCTCCCACCAAGGCTCCCAGCAAAAACCCCAGGAAGCGGCCCGCCAAGCGCAAGTAACCCATGGGCGCCCTTGACGAGTACCTGACAGCCCTCGATGCCCTCCCGCCTAAAAAGCGGGAGGCGGTAATCGAGGAGGCGATGGACGGTACCAAGGACATGGTCTGGGTGCCAACCCCAGGACCCCAGACCGACGCCTTCTTCTCCGAGGCCGACGAGCTCCTGTTCGGGGGGGAAGCTGGGGGTGGCAAGTCAGACCTGATCATCGGCCTGAGCCTGACCGAGCACCACAGAAGCCTGGTACTGCGCCGCACCAACAAGGAAGCGGAGAAGCTCTTCGACCGGTACGAGTCGATCATCGGCAACGACGACGGCAAGAACGCCCAGAAGGGCT